TGGTGCCATTGCAGCCCGCCTAGCCCAGTGCAGGGCTCCGACGGCGTCGCCGGCGTCCCAGCACGCCTCCCCGAGGGCCAGATAGCCTTCCGGCTCATGCGGTGACTCGTCGATCGCCCTGAGCAGGTGGTTGCCGGCCTTCTCCGGCTGGCGGCGGGCCAGCACGCGGTAGGCATAGGCCCGCTCGCACGCCGCCCCGCCGGGCATAGCGAGGTATTGCTCAAACGCCTCGACGATGCCCGGCTGGTCGTGGTAGTCGAGCTCGCGGGCGAGATACCAGTGCATCCGGGCATCGTGCGGGGCCTCGCGGACGGCCTGCCGCAAGAGCGTGAGATCTGTCTTGTGCTGCTTGCCCGGCTGCCGGTGATGGCGGATGAGCGTCTGCTCGCAGTGCGTCTGCACCTCGCCTCCGCTCCACCGCACGAGCCCCTCGTGCGTGGCCCCGGTCCACCGGTAGCCGGCCCGCAGGTGAATTCGGTCGCTCTTGAACCGCAGGGCTTCGCTCCACTGATACCAATACCGCAGCTTGGTCGTTTCCGGCTTCCAGGCTGCCTCAAGCGCATCCCGCCAGCCCGGGTCGAGCACCTCGTCGAGGTCGAGCCGGATCGCGACGTCCACGTGGGCCGGCAGGTGCTGCATCGCCAGGTTGTGGGCGTCGTCCCAACGCCACGGGACGACGTTTCCGCGGGCCACCGTCACGCCGGCCGCCTCGAGCAGCTGCACGGTGTCGTCGGTCGAACCGGTGTCGGTGACGATCCGCACGTCGGCATCGCGGCCCGACGCCTCCCACGCCGCCACGTTCGCGGCCTCGTTCTTCGACAAAGCGTAGATGCCGACGATCATGTCGCCACCTCGAGCACCGCTGCCTTTCGGAGGCCGTCGTGGAAATAGACCGGCTCGCGGCCCGTCTCCAGGCAGAACTGCTCGACGGCACGCTCGACGTCCGGGTTGCAGCAGTCGTCGGCCAGAATCACAGGCACGTGGGCCACGAGCCGCAAGTCGGCGAGGGCACCCTCATAGCTGTGATCGCCGTCCACGTGGGCAAAGTCGGCCGGCGGCAGGGACATGATCGCGTGGCTGTTGACCACGACAAGCTGGGCGTCGATACCGATGCTTGTGACAACCTGCTCCCAGTGTCGCACGCACGCAGAACTGTCCTCGTCCACGTAGCCGTCAATGCACAGGAAACGCGGGTGCCGCTTGGCAGCCACATGGAATGCCAGGAGCGAATAGCCGCAACGCGTTCCGATCTCGATCACGCGATCCGGGTCATACTCGCGAAACACCCGGGCTTTCGCCGCGTAGTGGCTCACGGCCTCCGGCGAACAGGGAAACCAGTCGCCTGGCATCCACCTTGCACGCAACATGTCGCCGACCTGGTCCTCGAGCTCGTCACCCATTGCCGCCTCCGATCATGGCCAACACCTCGGCAAGGCTCATCTCGGCGATCCACGCCTCCGCGTCACGCACGCCGAACGTCGCCACTAGTTGGTCGCCACGCCGGGCGAGCCCGGCCGCGAATTCAATCGTTCGCTTCTCGCGAAACGCGAAAGCCGGGGACCAGCCGATGATGTCGCAGCTATCCCCAAATAGCACGAACCGGTGCTCATAGATGCGGCGGCCTTCGTCATCGGCCACCTCGTGCACCAAGCACAGCCATCTGCCGCCACCGGCGTCGATAACTTGCGAGCCTCCACGCCAGCCGCGTGCAATCGCCGGCGACTCCCCTCGGCGGTCGATCTTCCACGCACTTCCGTTGCGTGAAGCAAATGCTGTGCGGCCTTCTTCCCAGCACGAATAGAGCCAGCTATCCGTGCCGACGATCGGCATCCAGTTCTTTTCGTGACGCCCCGGGCACGGCTCGTCGAGCATCTCCGCGTCGATGATGCTAGCCATGTGCGGCAGAAGGGTGGCCGTGGCAATCCTGCACGTGCCGTCGCGGCCCGCCCAGTTACGAACGGTGGCGCTCACCCGCATTTCGCCGTCGATCGAATTGAGCCTGCAGTCTTCCAGACCGACCACCGGATAGCTTGATTTCGGGTAGAGCGGGTCGGGCATGCCAGCCACCTCGCCCTGCACTGCGAGCGACTCATCGAGTCGCACCAGCATGTTCACCGTGCGGATCGTCTCGCCGTCGGCCGGCGGGATCACGTACCGTCCATCCACGATCGTGTAGTTACTCGACCGCACGATTGCTAGGTAGCCTTCGTCGTGCGAGATGATGGTTGGATTGAATGTCGACCAACCTTCTTGGGCCGGCTCAACGTCGAAGCGGTGAAAGCGGCACCCGACGAGCTCGTCGAGCGTCTGCGTGTACCAGCTGCGATTGCGTCGCACGAGCCGCTCCTTTTCGGGCGTCAACTGCATCGCCAGCAGCGTCTCGCACGCTCGCCGACCAGCCTCGAGCTCGCCAGCGTAGTAAGCGTGCACGGCCAGCTGGTGGAGGTGCTCGAGCATGCAAGCCTCACGATGTGGCGGCCGACTTGATTGCCGCCCTGAGCGTCGCGTTGCTGTTCACGGCCGCGATGACGTCGGCGATCGTCAGCGAGCCGGTAGGGCCGGTCGGGCCTGCGATGGACACCGCAGCCGGCCATGTGGCGTTGACCTTTGGTCCGAAAAACTGCTTGCCTGTGATGTCGAACGCCAAGTCGCCATTCTTGCCGACGTTGGAGTTTGGGGTGCCTGCCACGGCGACGATCGTGGCGCCGTCGACGCCGCTTGGGCCTGTGGCCCCCGGCGTACCGGTCGGCCCGGTAATGCTTTGGCCCGCCGGCCCAGTCGAGCCGCCCGGCCCCGTCGGTCCCTGAGTTCCGGACTGCAGCTGCAGCGGCGAGCCCCACGAGCCGTCGGCCTTCGGCCCATAGAGGCGGCCATTGGTCGTGTCGAGGTAGAAGTCGCGGGCGTTGCCAAAGCCGTTCGATGGAGCCCCGGATCCGCCGTAGAACTGCGAGCCGTCTGCGCCTGCCGGCCCGGTGACGCCGGTGGCTGGCAGCCACGCGGAGCCGCTCCACGCGAGCACCTGGTTGGCCGCGGGAGCGGTCGCCGACACTGCGCGACCCTGCAACTGAGTGGCGTTGCCGCTGAGTGTGGCTGGCAGCGAAAAGTAGGGCATGGTTAAGCTCCAAAAGTGTTCTGCCACGATCGCGGCTGGTGGCAAATAGCGTCAGAACTCGCCGCCGTCGATCGTCTGATCACCGATCGCGGCAGCAGGCCCCGTGGGGCCTGTCGGTCCTGGAGCCGTCGATGTGGCTCCGGTTGGTCCGGTCACTCCGGCAACGCCTTGCTCGCCGGCAACACCTGCCGGGCCGGTAGCCCCTGCTTCGCCGGATGGTCCGGTCGGCCCGACGCCGCCAGCCTCTCCCGACGCTCCCGTTGGCCCGGTGGCACCAACAGCACCTGGTCCGCCAGCGACTCCGGTAGGCCCTGCTTCTCCGGCCGCCCCCGTAGGTCCCGTGGCGCCGCTGTTCCCCGCGGAGCCCGCCACGCCGGCAGGTCCGGTAGCGCCCGGCTCGCCTTGCGATCCCGTCGGGCCTGTCACGCTTTCTCCGGCAACACCAGCCGGGCCGGTCGGCCCGGCGCCCCCAGCAGGGCCGGTGCTGCCAACAGCACCGCTCGCGCCTGTTGGTCCAGTGATGCTTTGGCCGTCGGCGCCGTCGCTTCCGCGGGCGCCTGTCGGCCCAGTTGCGCCGACGCCTCCAGCCGCACCCTCACTCCCTCGCGCACCCGTTGGCCCAGTAACGCTTTGGCCAGCAATACCCGTCGGCCCAACGCTCCCAGTCGGACCTGTCTGCCCTCGCTCGCCGACCGCTCCGGTCGGCCCGACAACTGACGCACCTGCGGCTCCCTGAGCTCCTGTCGGTCCTGTGACTGTCGACGCTGCTCCCGTCGGCCCAACAGCCCCCACCTCGCCCTGCAGTCCGCGAGGCCCTGTCGCCCCGACGTCACCTCGAGGCCCTGTCGGCCCGACGCCGGCCAGATGCACAGCAAACGTCTGGCCGTTTGTGATAACCGGCGCGATTCCGGTCGCGCCCGTGACGCTCACGGCGAACGGGGCCGGGCCGGTGACGCTGACGCGAATGTCGCTCACGGTGCCCTCAGCGTGAAGGTGCCGGAGGTGACGGCCCTGTCGAGAGCGGAGGAACGCAGGAACCAGCGGTAGCTCTTGGCGAGCGAAAGCCCCTTAGTCGTCGATGCTGCCAGCGAGAGCGTGATGGCCCCGATAGAGTTGTCGACGCGAGTAATGGACCAGGTCGCCGCCGGCGCCGGCGTGGCAGCGATCGCGGCCGCATAGCCTGCGGTCGTGTCTTCGTAGATCACTGCCGTCAGCGTGTCGCCCACGGTTGAAAAGCCGAGGGAACCAGTGATCGCAAGGCCGTCGCCGTGGGCGACAACAACGTCGAGGATGCCTGGCAGCTGCGTGTATGTTGCGTTACTCATATCTCACCTAGCTGGATGATCGCCCTGCCAATCGCCCACCGCATCGCCGCCGCTCCGGCGCGAGCCGATAGCACCAGCGCGGCGGCACCGGCTACGGCGAGGGCGGCGAGGAAGATGGAGTCACGCACTTGCGACCTCGACCCACGCGAGAGCGTCTTCGTCCCAACGGTATCGCTTTTCGTCTGTCGGCATCGGCGTCGGCGGTTGCCAGTTATGGCTCGCGTCAAGCGACCACGACGGGAACGGCTGCGGCGCAACGAACACGTCGGCATCTGCGTCGTAGCGGTAGCCGATGCCAGCGAACTGCTTGCGGATGCTGGCGTTGTAACTGGTCTGCAACCAGCGGCCACCGAGCAGACTTTCGCAGAAAGCGATGCCCTTGGCTTCGCTTTCGACTCCGTTGTTCAACAACTCGCTGTTGTTGACGACGATGACCTGAGTGACGACGTTGTTGCTGTCTAGCTGCGCGAAGTGTGCCATTAGAATGTAATGCTCCCTGTGCCAGTGAATGTGTAGACGTTGTAACCATTGCTCTGCGTGACTGTTGGCGATCCTGTGGTTGATGCCGCCGTAGCGATTGTGCGGATAATCACAACGCCAGAGCCGCCGTTACTGCCAGACATGTAATTGGGAAAGCTAAGGTGGCTGATTCCGCCCCCTCCTCCGCCAGTGCTTTGAACGCCGTTGTTTGGCGTTGTGGTGCTGCTAAGACCAGCGCCACCACCGCCTGCGCCGCCTGCGCCCGCAGGGTTTCCATATGAGCCACCGCCGCCACCGCCCGCATATGTCGCTCCGTTCCAAAGCAAGCCGCTGCCGCCATCGCCGCCATTAGCGCCTCCAGCCTGACCTGCGGTAGCCGCGCCACCGCCGCCGCCGCCAGCGCTGCTTCCGCCGTCTGCTCCTGCGTTGCCTTGGCCGGAGGTGCCAGAAGCACCTGAGCGATGGCTGTCGCCGCTATTCCCTTGACAACCGCCTCCACCTGAGCCACCGCTGGCAGAACCGCCGTAATTGCCGGCACCACCGCCACCGCCAAACGCTGTCACAAGCGAAGCTATTGCCGAATTACTGCCGCTGTATTGTGAGCCGTAGCGGTTGTTGTCGTTTGCGCCAGAACCGCCTGCTCCAACGGATACGACATACTGGACATTTTGGTTGAGTGTCAAAGCCGAACCTGCCAGAGCGCCGCCGCCGCCACCGCCGCCACCTGCGACGACGCCGCCACCACCGCCACCGGCTACCACAAGATAGTCTACGGACACGCTGGCAGACGGCGTCACGCTGCTGCTGGCGGCGGTGTACGCGCCAGTGCCTACACCGTTGACCGCTGCCACGCGGAACACATACGCCGTGCCGTTGGTCAGCCCCGTCACGGTCGCTGAAGTCGCAGTCGAGGTGCCGTCAGAAAACGTAGTCCACGTCGATCCGCTGTTGGAACTGTACTGCACGACATAGTCCGTGATCGGCGTCACTGAAAGCACGGTCGGTGCGGTCCACGACAGTGAGGCTTGGGTGTTTCCGGCGACCGCAGTAAGGCTTGTTGGCGCTGGAGGCGCAAACAAACTCCACCGCGTCTCAAGAGCCAGTATGGACGCGAGCGTCAGCTTGGTGGTTTCGGTGCCAGCGGCGTTGCTGGCTGGCACGACGCTGGTGGAAACGGCGGTGCCTGCGGTCAGTTCCGAGATCTTCTTGCTTGGCATGAAAAAACTCCTATTCAGTGACGAGCGGGTCGCCGGTTTCGGTGGTCAGGTAATCGCCGTTTTCCAAGAGAAGTGAGTTTTGTGCCGCGAATGACTCAAGTGTCGTCCGCAGCCATGTGCTGGGAGCAACGCACACAAACAGGTAGCCGCCGCTGAATGCAAGCTGCCCTGCTGTGCCTGCGGAGTCGGAGCCGTCCGGTGCAGTGACCCAAGACGACCCACCACCGCTCCCGCCGAGCGTGATCGAAACTAGCTGGTTGTTCGCATCACGGGTAAAAATTTTGCCGTCGGTCCAGTTCACCGCCATCTCGTGCTGCTCGATGTCCGGCGTGTTGCCAGACACAACCGGAACGGCATTGGCGGTGTAGCTGCGTCTGGGTTTGATTCTGTTGGGCATGGATCACCCCGTGACCGTGAGTGTGGCGGATTGGCTTGTGACGCTGGTGGCACCAGTGGCAGACACGACTGCTTGATACAACTCGCCGTTGTTCGTGGAGGTCAGGCCGGTCAGGGCCAGCGAGGCGGATGTCGCGCCGGAGATGTTGGCAAACACCATCCCGGTGTCTGTGCTGCTGATGGCAGTGCCAAGCCCCAATGCGACCCACGTCCCATTGCCGTAAGCAAGAGAATAAAATTGGTCGCTCGTCGGCAAAGAGCGTTGCTGCCAGTTCAATCCGTTGACGCTGACCGCTGCACCAAGCGATTGCCCGTGCATGGCGACAAACACGCCGTTGCCAAACTTTACGTTGGACCAACCCCCAGACCCCGGCAAAGTTGACTGCGTCCAGCTTACGCCATCGCTGCTTACAATCACAGCAGCCGCCCCAGACGCCTGCGTTTCAACAACAACAAGCACGCCATTGCCAAACGCACAATTGCTCCAGAACTTCGACGCGGGCAGTGTTCTTTGCGTCCACGCAATGCCGTCCGGGCTGGTAGCCGCACGGTTGTCGACAGTTGTCACCCCGTCGGTGCGCCGTGCAATCACAACAAACGTACCATTCCCGTAGGCTGCGGATAACCAAACTCCAGTTCCCGACAACGAGGGTAGCGTTCGCTGTGTCCATGTAATGCCGTCAGTGCTAGTGGCTGCACGGTCGTTGGCTATCGCGAGAAAGGTGCCGTCTCCAAAAGTGACGCTATTCCAGCTTCCTGACGGTATCGTTCGTGCGGTCCACGTAATTCCGTCTGGGCTTGTGGCAACTATTTCGCTAGTTGGGCCACTTACAGCTACAAATAGTCCGTTTCCAAAGGTCACGTCATACCACTGGCTGTTGCCAGACAACGTAGGAGTCGTTCGCGTCGTCCAAGTAATGCCGTCAGTGCTGGTAGCGGCGGAGCCAGTGCCCATAACGACAAACACGCCGTTCCCATACGCAGCCCCTCGCGACCAATTTAGGTTGGCAATTGTTCGCGTAGTCCAAGAACCTGACCCTTGCGACGTGCTTTTTTGCCACTGATACGTCGCAGTTCCGCTCTGCGTGACGGTGGCCGCAACCGTGAACGTCGCACTGCCACTGCTGGCTGTCTGGTTCGTCGGCTGCTGCGTGATTGAGATCACCGGGACAGTCACGCCAACGTAAAACCCACCGTCTACCGCGTCGTTGTCGCCCAGCCCGCCAGCAGCCGCAATCGTCAGCGTGCTATTGGCCGACGTGATCGTGACGTTGCCGCCCGCCGCCAGCGTCACGCCGCCCGTCAAGTTGTTCAGGCTCGTAACGTAGTCGTGTCCGTGGTTCGCCGCCGCCGCCCCCAGCGTCGAGAGCGACGGCAGGAGGTGGACGTGGTCGCTACGGCTGGCGGTGTTGCTTGTGCCTGCCGCAGCGGTCCCGAGAGCCGATGGCGTGGCGTCAGAGA